AATTTTCGTTTTTGGCATTTCCGGTTCCGGTTGGGGTTTTTCATGGCAACACAAGGTGAAATCGCCAGGCATCTGGATCTGTCGGAGCGGCAGATAAACAACCTGCAAAAAATGCCGGGATTCCCCGTGCCACAAGGGCGCGGGCAGTATGACCTCGATGCCTGCCGTCTCTGGTACATCCGGTACCTGAGAACAGCCAAGCCTGGCAGCGGCGAACCGGAAATGGAGGCTGATGAATCAGCAAAAGGTTTGGAAAGGCAGAAGGCCGAGCTGGCGAACGAATATCGTCGTGAGCAGATCGAAAACCTAAAGCTGAAGCGGAAGGTGCTGGCCAAGCAGTATGCCCCGATAACCGTCCTCTCCGATGTCCTTGAAACATGGTGCTCTGGCGCGAGAACCCGAGTCGACTCCTGGCTTCCTCGGATAAAAATGGTATGGCCTGACGTACCGCATCACGTCATCAAGCTGTTCCGCAATGAGATCGCCGCGATGATGAATGAGTTAGCCGATGTTGGAATCGATCCCGAAGATTACTGCGACAGCGATATCGAGAGCGGTTTCGCGAGCGACCCAGACCTTGAGGATGAGGAAGCTGCTGACCGGGGTGCAGTGGGCGGATAAGCACTTCAAGCTGCCAGAAGGATCTAGTCAGATTGCAGGCCAGTGGACTACCCAGCCTGTCCAGGTCGTGATGCTGAACTTGATGACGAACGACCGTTGTCGCGAGTTCGGCATTCAGAAGTCGGCTCGCCTTGGCTACACCAAGGTGCTAGTCGCCTCGGTGCTCTACATGGCCGAGCATAAGAAACGATCCAGCGTGGTCTTCCAGCCAATAGACGATGAGGCTGACGGCTTTGTCGTTGATGAGGTAGACCCCGTCATAGCCGAGATGAAAGTCATCAAGGCGATCTTCCCTGAATGGGAAAAGAAGAACGAAAAGAACAACCTCAAAAAGAAGGTGATGAAGGGTGTCATCATCGACTTTCGAGGTGGTGATGCTGCTGGTCGGTATCGCCGACTGACAAAACAATGTGCCTTTATCGATGAAGCCGACGCGCTCCCGCGAGAAGTCGGAAAAGGTAAGAAAGGAGAGGGCAACCCTCTCGGCCTGGCTAAAAAGCGGCTGAAGGGAGCGGCCTATCCCAAATTCGTTGTTGGCACTACCCCGACGGTAAAAAGGCTGTCCCATATCGAGGACTTCCTTTCCTCCGCCGAGATCGTAATCCGGTTTTACCTCCCATGCCCTCACTGTGAACATGAGCAGGTACTGGTCTGGGGCGGCCGGGACGCGCAGTTCGGCCTGACATGGGACGACACCAAGACCACCCGTGCCGGCAAGGCCAACTCGGCTCACTATGTGTGCGAGAGCTGTCATGACCACTTCCATTACGCCGACCTCTATGAAATGGAGAAGGCAGGCCGCTGGATCGGTGAAGATGGCACATGGACGCGCACCGGAGAGGATGACGACTGGTATACGGCAGATGGGGAGCGAATCCCCTGCCCTGAGTCAGTCGGGATGCATGTCTGGGCCGCCTACTCGCTGAACCTCGATGGTTGGGGTGAGCTGGTGATGGACTGGCTCAAGGCGGAAGGCAAGCCCCTCGACGAGAAGACCTTCATCAACACCACCCTGGGGGAGCTCTACGAGGAGGAAATTGGGGAGCCAACAGAGCACTCCATCCTGCTGGATAGACGCGAGGCATACGCTGCCGAAGTGCCTAATGACGTGGTCTATATCACCCTCGGTGCTGACAGCCAGCGGGATCGCTACGAGTTCCGCATGTGGGGATGGACGGCTGATGAGCAGGCCTACCTGATCGACAAGATCGTGGTGATGGGGAAGTACGACGACCCAGACACCCTGCAACGGGCGGAGAAGGCGTTGAAGGTGACCTACCGCAAGGCGGATGGCACCCAGATGGCCTGGCAGCGCGGCTGTTGGGATACGGGCGGCATCGACGGTACCTACGTCAACAACATGTCCAAACGGTTCGGGATCTTCAAATTGATCCCTATCAAGGGCGCGAACGTCTACGGCAAGCCCATCGCCAACTTCCCGGCACAAAAGAACAGATCCGGTGTTTACCACACCGAGGTGGGGTCAGACACGGCGAAAGAGCTTATCTACAGCCGCTATCACGTCGAGCTTGGCAAACCCGGCAGCGTCCACCTCCCCCTCGGCCCGATGCCGAGCGGTGAGATGTGTGATGAGGCCGAGTGTCAGCAGCTGACTGCTGAAGTGAAGGTGCTGGAGATCGTCGCCGGCAAGACCCGGATCCGCTGGCGGTCGAAAGGACGAAACGAAGGTACTGACTGCTTTGCCTACGGGCTTGCGGCTTTGCGGATCAGCCAGATCCGCTGGGGCTTGAAGCTGGCCAGCCTGGCCAGACAGCCAGACACGACTGGAAAACAGGCCGCCCCCTCGATGGAGGAGCTGGCCAAGAAGCTGAATGGATAGTGGGGCCAGTGGCCCCACTTTGTTTTTGGGGATCCCGATGACCAATGAACAGCGCCTGGCCGAGGCCAATGACGCCTTGCATCTGCTGATGATGGGCAAGAGTGCGATCGAGGTTGGCCATGGCCCACGAAAGGTGACGTTCTCGCAACGGAGCATCACCGAGCTCAAGAAATACATCGGCGAGCTGGAGGTACTGTGTGGCCGCAGCAACCGCCGAGCACCGGGGAGGACCAGCCTATGACCGAACTCCTCTCGGCTGATGGGATCACCCCTCTGCGCTCGCAGGCGTCCTATTCGGCGGGGGGGCGTGGTTTCGGTGGTCAGATGGCGGAATGGAACCCGCGACTGCAGGGACAGGATGCAGCTCTGTTGCCTGTGCTCAGTAAGGCCAACGCTCGGGCGGACGATCTCGTCCGCAACCATGCTACGGCCAGCAACGCGATCCAGCTCCATCAAGATCAGATCGTCGGGCACCTGTTCCGACTCAGTTACAAGCCCATGTGGCGCACCCTCGGCATGAGCGAGGAGGATGCCCGCGCATTTTCTAGGGATGTGCAAGACGCCTGGTTCGAATACGCCGAAGACCCGCACGGCTGCATCGACGTGGAGGGGCATCGCACCTTTACCGAAATTATCCGTGAGGTGGTGGCCGGCCATGCCGGCCGTGGCGAGAGCATGATTCAGCCGGTCTGGCGAGATAGCGACCGAGGTCACCTGTTCAAGACCCAGTTCGCGCTGGTATCACCGCGCAGTGTCAGCAACCCGAACAGGAAGCGTGACAGCAACGATTTGCGTAGCGGCGTCGCCCTCGACAAGCACGGGCGGTCTGTCGGCTTCTGGGTAGAAGAAGAAAGCTACCCGAGCGGCAAGTCCAGCTGGCGGTTTATCCCCCGCGAGCTGGCGACCGGCCGCCTGGCCTTCATCCATATCTTCGAGAAGAAGGACGCCCGTCAGACCCGTGGCGCCAACGTCTTCATGCAGTCCATCGAGCGACTGCAGATGCTCAACACCCTGCAGTCCACCTGGCTGCAAAACGCGGTGGTGGGGGCCATGTATGCCGCCACCATCGAGTCAGAGCTGGGCACAGAGAAGGCGATGGAGTTTATCGCCGGCGGCGACACCGACCCGCTGAAAGCGTGGATTGGCGAGTATGCCGGCTACTACTCCGGCTCCCAGGTGAAGATGAACGGGGTAAAGATTCCCCACCTCTTCCCCGGCGACAAGCTGAACCTGCAGCGCCCTGGTAACGCCGACAACGGCATGAGCCAGCTGGAAGAGTCGATCCTGCGATATGTGGCTGCTGGCACTAACACCGAATACAGCGCCCTGTCGCGGGACTACAGCAAAGGGGCATACAGCGCCCTGCGGGCCAGTGCCAACGATAACTGGCGCCACATCATGGGGCGTCGCAAGTTCATCGCGGGCAAGGCCGCATCCCTGATGTTTGGCTGCTGGTTGGAGGAGGCCATCGCGCGCCGCGTGGTGACGCTGCCACGCAAGGCCAGTCGGGACTTCTACTCAGCCCGCCATGCCTGGTGCAGCTCAGAGTGGATCGGTATGGGCCGGATGGCCATCGACGGCTTGAAGGAGGCCAAAGAGGCCATCTTGCTGATCGAAGGTGGGCTCTCTACCTACGAGCGCGAGCTCGCCAAGATGGGTGAGGATTACGAAGAGGTCTTTGCCCAGCAGTACCGCGAGGCCCAGGAGCGGAAGGAGAAGAACTTGCCGCCGCCCTCATGGGTCAAGGCGCAGCAGCTGGCACCAGAGCAGCAACAGGGGAACAGCAATGAAACATAACCTGCCGGGGCTCATGTCCCGGCTTTTTAATACCCCCCTGATGATCCGGCCGACCGAGGCCCAGATGATCATCTCGGCGGTATCCGAGCAGATGGGGGT